AAAGCTTTATAAGGTTGATCAAATACTTGTTCTCCTCGTCTTAAAGTTCGTTCTTGAATTTCTTTAAAGTAAGCAGGAATATCATAGCTAGTCGATGACTGCGATGGTGCCTGTACTACAGTTGTGTTTGGTTTAAAAAGACTACCCATTGATTATATACGTTCCTCCGATATTTTTAAATCCTAATTTAACAAAAGCCTTATCTTTTCTTTCAATGTCTTTACCTTGAAAGATTTCACATATCGCAGTCACTTTATGAGCTAGTGCGTATTCTTTAAAAACTATCATTATAGAACGAAATATCCTAAAGTTTCTATATTTAGGATTCACGTGTAACCATAAAGTTCTCATGAACTTTTTGTCACTATACCATGTCTCATCAACTGTTGCAGCTAATGTTCCTATAATAATATTTTCATATTCTACTACTATAACAAAACTATTCTTAATGTAAAATACTATATTCTCTAAAGCTTTAGTATTATTAGTGTTTCCAAAGTTAAACGGAGCCTCTGTAAGCCACGTTTTTAGTAGTTCTCTTATACGAACAGCATCAGATATTCGAGCTGGTCTTATAGTATATTTATCTTTTTCCATCTTGTTTTATATTTACTCTCAAAGTACCAAATCTCCAATTATCTCCGATATCATTGTTTTGTATTTTTATATTAGACTGTCTACCACGAATACGAGTATTAACGAACCTAGTTGTGTTGTTTACTGTCAAAGTTTCTCCTACAGTTGCTGTATCATTAGGATAATCTTTAACACTTAATGTGATTACTGTGTTTCCAATTTGATTTTGAAAATCAGGTATAACTTTATTAATAAAACTAAATGTTTCACCATCAGCAATATCTCCATCACCGGATTGAATATAAGCTGATAAAGCAGCACCATCAGCATTCACTCCTGATTCTTGAGCATAGATTAAACTTCTACCTTGAGTTAATCCATTAATTGTTGAAATAGTACTTGAGTTAGAAGTAGGTAAATATTCTGTAGCTAAAGGATTAAAATTAACTCCATTATCTTGATAAGTAGTTCTATTCATAGTTCCAAAATACCAAGAATTTTCTAAATAATTATAAATTACATAACGATCATTTTGATCAGAGGAACTAGAACAGTAGTACCATATTACTTCAGAGAAGTTAGAATTTTGTGCAGCATAAACTTGAGCATATTGAACTTTATTAATATCATCAAATACATGATTTAATATAGGACAAGGTATTTCTTGAACAGATCCTGCATATCTAAAGAATTGTCCATCTGACATCCAATAAGCTATATCATCAATTACCATCGCAGAGTTAAGACCTACAGCTCCACAATCATTACCTAATTGTCTAAATCCAAATATAAAAGGAGGACCTATAAAAGACATCGATTGCATTGTAGTATCTGTCCATACTAATATAGTTCCTTTAGCAGGTCTTGCACATCTAATTTCACTTCCTCCAGCTATTCTTTGAGATCCTGCAGAGTTAGTTACATTAGGTGTCCATTCATTATAATTTTCCTGATCAGACCAACGTATAAACATTTTATCTTGAGTAGCTGTATTAGCAATAGCTGTCTCTGTTCCCATACAAACAACGTGTCTAGTTTCTGTAGATATTACTGATAAAGTAGAAGTAGTAGGAGCATTAGCAACAACTGTAGCTCTATTATCAGTCATTCCTAAAGAAGTATCCCATTCATAAGTTCTACCATCTTTTTGAGTAATAATTAAATCTTCTCCCCAATTATTAATAGACCATAATCTTGCATCAAGGATTACACTAGTTGTTGATCTAGGTGTTCCCCAAGTAGAAGCACCCCAAGTAGAAGCACCCCAACCATATCCAAAAGTTTGAACACTTGGACCTATATTTAGTTGATAATTAACAGTACAGTTTGCAGTAGGACCAGTATTTGCATTTGCTGTTGCACTGCTTTCAATAGTATAAGCATTAGCATTAGCTATGCTTAAAATTTCATATTCAGCGTCTAGTGTAGCTGCAGGAATTCCAGCAACGGCAGTACTTACACTACTTAGTGTGACAAAGTCACCTTGTAAAGCTCCATGGCCTGCATCTGTGATAGTTATAATATTACTACTTGTAGTAGTACTAATAGCATTAACAAGAGCTTCTGTTGATCTTATAGGAGTAATATCTTGATTATCACCACCTTGATATACATATACTTTACGATCAGTTCCTAAAGCTTCAAAACGAGAACCATCTAAAGAAAACCATTGTTCTAAACTTCTTCCAACTCCTACATAATATTCTGGACTAAATTTAGTCCAACCACCTATTTTTTGAGGAAGTCCTTTACGAAATCTTATTTTATCACCATCTATCCATCTACCTTCTGCTCCCGTAGGACTATTCTCAGTGTCTAATCCAGGTTGAAAATTTAATTGAGTTAATGGCATAATATATATATTATATAACAAAAATTATAAAATTATACTAAAATATAAAGAGTATTAAATAACTATATTTAACAACTGAAAATCCTTAAAAGGAGACAGGGGGTATGTGGTGGTGCCCTGCCTCCATCTAAAGATTATACTATCGTGGAAACCAAGATGGAAGACCTAAATGTGGACGTTTGTCAAACATATTATCTCTTGCTCCCACTGTTTTACGATTGTTATAATGAAGAAATACTTGTACACATTCTTTACCTTTAAATTTTTCTCTCCAATGCTCTAATTCACAGCCAGAATAAACTAACATATCTCCTGGTTTTAAATCTACTTTAATACCTTTTGTATTTTCAGATACATACCCAACGCCTGGTTTTGTACCACCTTTTGTAAAATCTGGTTCTAAATATATTGGCCAATCATCTCCACCTAAATTCATAGTAGTTGATATCTCACAACTAAATCTATCTTTGTGTCTTTTAAGTATATCTCCTTTTTTATAAATTCTTGCATAAGTATAAGCTGGATATAATTTTAATCCTGTTGCTTTTTCCATTTCTGGTTGACATTTAAGCATTAAAGTTTCCATAGCTATATTTGCATAAGCAGCATATGTATGTGGTATTTGACCATCACTCTTTTCATACTCACCTAAAATATTTTCAAAAGGTGAAAAGTATTTATGCTCTCTACAAGTATCGTATACTTGTTTTTGCATTCTAAAATAGTTTGCAATAAAGATTGCTAAATCTTTTGATATTACTTGACGCATAATTGTATATTTATTTTTTTTAAAACTCATATTAAAAATAATTAAAGTTAATGGTTATTCTTATATCACTATCACTGCAGCTTGAACTACTATGTTTTGTACTTGGATCAAAAAAAACAATTCTATTAGCCACAGGTAATACTTTTTCTTTACCAAAATAAGTTTCACCGTTGTTATTATTTATATAAAATATACAACCTTTATGTTTAAAGTCATAATCTGTATGATCTTCATGTTTTGTTTTTTCTTTTTCTCTCACATACAAATTTGCTTTAATCCTTAAAAGAGATTTATATTTAAATTTATTTATCATATTTTCAAATAAATAAAAATGATTACTAATATTAGTAGGTGTTAAATAAAAAGTGTGTGTAAAATATAAATTATTATCTTTATTAAAAGTCATATCTTTATTGCAGTACCAAGGAAAATAATCTCCCATTAAATGATTTTGTATATTTTTAAAATCATTATCTTCTAAAAAATTATCAATTACTTTAATTTTAGACATCTTTAACCATTTCTTTTGGCACAGCTTGTATATTCCAATGTATAAATCTAAATGGTTCTATACCAAAATCTACATTAAATTCGTGTTCTAAAAATCCTGGAAAGATAATTAAAGTTCCAGGTTGTGGTCTAAAATGTATAAGCTCACTACCATTCCATAAACCTTTTTGATTTGGTTTCATTTTTAATTTTGTAGCACGTGCTCCTGTTCTTGGCTCGTGAAATACTGGCATAGATGTTTTGTCACTGCATTTTAAAAAGTAAAAACCTGATACGTGTTGATTCCAATGTATATGTGCAGAGTGATGACCACCACCTTTTTTAGCAAACTCTTGTACCCACATCTCACTAAACATAGTTGTGTATTGCTGCATATCAAAACCTTGATGATCTAAATATTCCCAAGACTTTTGACCAATATAATTTCTAAAATCTATAAAGTCATTGTCAGCTGTTAGTGGTGTCGAGTGATATGATCTTCCAAAGTCTCCAAACTTTTTTATATGTGCTTTAGCTTCTGAATTATTTTTAGCAGCCTTAATATATTTATTAGATGCTTTTGTTAATGATTTTATAAACTCTGGTTTTTGTTCTGACCAAATAGTCGTGTTAAAATAATTATTTATATACATAAGAGTCCTTTGTTAAAGAGTTAAATAATATATTACCTGATATAGAAATTCTTTTTTTATTACTATTATAAAAAGGATAAACTTGATGACTGATTGTTGAAGGAAAAAATAACATTCTACCATTATCTTTTTTACTTAATTTAACAGTATTAGTTCTAAGTAGTCCTTGTATATCGGAGTAAGTAAATTCAAAAGTAGAGGCATAATCACCTTCGTTATCAGGTAGGTCTATCCATATTGTATAACTAAAAACACCATCATGATTATGTTGTGGTATAAATTCATATTTTTTTTGATAATTTATCCAAGGCCGATCTATTTTAAATGGTAAATTATTAGTTAAAGTTTTAGTCCTAGATGGATCTAATTCAAAGTTTTGTCTATAAACTGTAATTAATTCTATTAACAAAGAATTTAACTCATTTAAATTTTTTTTATTTTGAACATATCTATGAGTTGCAACACCCTTACCAGATAAGCCTGATTTCATTTCTTTATTATTATTTAAAGCAATCTTACATTCTTTTTTTAATGAATTAAATAATAATTCTGGCAATTTAATATCTAAAAAACCCATATTATTAAAATTTCTAACTGTAGCTTTACCCTGCATTATTTAAATGGTTGTCCTATGTTCCAAACAACAAGACTATATCTTGTGCCTGATGTTACTGGTTTAACTCTGTGCCATACAAAAGAAGGAAACACAATGATAGATCCTTTAGGTAAAATCTCTTTTGCTCTTTTTAAATGTTTAGCTTCATCTCTCATATGTGGATCGTAGTTTCTAAAATCAAATTCTAGTTCTCCACCTCTGTATTCTGAACCATCTGTTAATTGACAAGTCATAGATAGTTTTCGAATTTTACCTTTGTCAGGTCCTTCTTTTTCATAAGGTTTATCCCAAGCATCACAATGCCAATCGTAATATTGATTATGTTTATATTTTGTAAACTGACAAGATTCTGATCTATCCCACTCAAAGTTCCAACCTGCATTTTTATTAGCCATATGAATGTATGGCCGTATTTCTCTATATATCCATTCTTCATTTAACCAAACTAAATCTGATTTTCTTTTTATTTGCATATTTTTAATTTGATCTTTGTTTAATTTTTTCTCATCATATCCACCTGTTCTAGCCATTGATTCTTCTTTTGAATTTGCATAAGCTATTACATCATCACAAAATTTTGGTGTAAGCACACCACTAAAATACCAATAGTAATTAGATATATTCATAAGTTATTGTTTGTACAAAGTTTAAACTATCCTTTTGATTATTAGTTAAGTAATACATATTAGTTGATGGAAACATAATAAACATATTATTTTTAAGTTCTATATCCCGGGATCTATTTTTACGTCTGTTGTCATCATAAAATATTTTAACAAAACAATTTTTAACTTTTACACCATATAATAATGTATAATCTGGTGAGTTACGTAAATCTACTGGATCTACAGTTAATAATGGAACTGTAGTTTCGTTTGGTTTATATATATTTCCCCACATTTCTTTGTTAACTAAAGTAAATCCATATTCAAGACCAATATGATCTCTCATATAAGTATTTAACTTATCGAATGTTTGTGAAAATGGAAATTTTTTGTTTTGAATTACTGATTGTAAAATATCGCCTGATAATTTATCTCGGTCAATGTCCCAATCTTTAGGCATCGCCACATCACCATAATAAAGAGCTTGCTCTGTTAAAACTTTCTTTTGCATACCACCACCATTTTTAATTTATGCTTTTCTGTCTGTCAAGTCCCAAGTTGTATTAGCTTCATTCCAAGAATAATCCCACATATGAGTATCTGCTGTGTTTTGTGATTCTTGTTCAGCTGTTAATGCTGGAACATCACCGATTGGTGATTTCCAAGAAACTGATGCATTATGTTTTACCCAAGAAGCAAAAGGTTTTTTAGGCCAAAAGATTTGATCGTCCTCATCCCAAGTATGACCTATACCTGCATAGTTTCCTCTAAAAGGTGTACCACCACTATTATGTTGACCACCATATGTATTGTAAGATGTTTGAATCCACATTTCTGCAGGCCAATTATTATGTAATTGTAAATATTCTTGACCTACTCTTTCGTCTTCAACACCGTCAGCGTTAAGCATATCAGAATTATTCAAAGTTAATACTGATATAACTTTATTGTTAGTTCCTAATTTTGCAAAATGTGCCATAATTATCTCCTATTGAAATTTGTACCTTATCATTACTATACCTGAACCACCTGCTCCACCATTTGCTGCTCCAGGATATCTAGCTGCAGATCCACCGCCGCCACCAGTATTAACTGTTCCAGAAGTAGATGCGGGACCAGGTGAAGTAGTATCACCACCTACTCCAGGTCCACCACCACCAGATCCACCACTACCATTAGATACTGGTTGTATTAAAGCACCGCCGCCACCGCCAGCAAAAAATCTTCCTGCAGGTCCTGGTGTACCAAAACATGCTGCAACTCCTGGTCCTATAAATGCATTGGCTACTTCTGTACCAGGTCCACCAGTAACTCCTGAACCAGCTGTACCACATGCTCCACCGCCACCACCGCCACCACCGCCATATCGTCCAAGAGCACTAGATCCACCGGGTGCACCTTGAGAAGGACTAACAGGAGGTGTATTTCCTGCTCCGCCTGGTCCACTACTAGTTGGAGTAGAACTTCCACCACCACCTGATCCACCAGCAGTATTTGGTCCACCACCACCTGCTGATGTTATTGTTGAAAATGTTGAAGGGCTTCCTGAAATACTTGGTTGTATAGTACCCCCTGCTCCTACTGTAATTGGAAAAGCTCCTGCTGCAGCAGCAAAACAAGTTCCTGGATAATTAAATCTCATTCCACCAGCACCACCAGCACCACCTACATAAGCTGGAGATGATCCATCAGGAGAACCATTACCGGCTCCTCCACCGGCTACTACTAAATACTCCATAGCATTGGGATTACCTGAAGGACCTGGAGCTGTACCTGAAACTGAAAAAGTTCCTGGGCCTGTAAAAATATGTGTTTTAAAATCACCAGTAATTACTTCTGTTCCACCTGATGCTGCAACAAATAAACTTGGTACAAGACCTGCATCACTATCAATTGTATTAATCCAACCTTGTGTTGAATCTACATATACAAAAGTTAATGTTTGTCCATTTACTGCTCCAGATATACTAGCATTTACACCACTAATTTTTTCTGTTCCATTTGGACTAATGGTTATAGCATTTGATCCAAAAGTTCTTGCATAGTCATTAATTGATACTAGTGCTCCAGCAGCACCTGCTGGTAAATTAACTGTAAAGCTACCGCCACTTGTATCACAAAAATAACCTTCACCAGCAACTGCTGTAAAAGTTGCAGTTTTTTTAGTTGTAACCCATGATGTTCCACCACTAGCAGCGTCAGCAAAAGTTGGAGGTGCACCTGCACCTGCTGAAGTTAAAACTTGACCACATGTTCCTGTTGCTACTGCAACTGGATTACCACTTGCATCATAAGAAATTATATTTCCATCTGTACCAGGGGCCATTTTTGCTAAAGTTACTGCATCATCTGCAATTTTTGCTGTAGTAACATTAACATCTGCAATCTTAGCAGTGGTTACTGCACTATCAGCAATTTGTGCAGAAGCAACCGTGCCACCTAATGTGTCTAAAGATATTTCTGTTAAATTTGTACCATCTGTATATGCAGCATATATTTTTGCAGCATCTAATGTAAATCCAGTACCTGATGCAGTTTTAATTTGTAAGTTGGTTGGATTTGTTAAACCTGTAGCATCAAAAATATAAAATTTTTCTATACTATCTGGAACAGTACAAATTGTACTAGCAGCGATTGATGCAGTAGTAAATTTAATAACCATATTTCTTGCATTTGAAATAGCTTTATTTGTCATTACTAAAGCTAAAGTTCCACCACTTGAAAGAGTTACAGTTTCTACGCCTGCAATTGCTTGTTGAATTAAATTTAAGTTATTATTAGTATCAGAACCCCAAGTACCAGAAGCTTCACCAGTTCCAATTAGTTCAAGTTTTAAGTCTGAAGAATAAGTTGACATAATTTGTTATATTTTATAAATTTATATTTGTAAATAATATATATTTGTATTGATTTGTACACTAAATATTAGTCCAAGTTTCAGTATTATCATCGACTATTGGATCCCAAAATCTTAAATTTACTGGTGTAACAGTCATTTCTTGACCTGTTTGAAGAATAAAGTTATTAGTACTAGGTATAATATCATCTAAAGTTATAGTCATTTCTTGACCAGTCATTTCTTGAAAATGAGAAGCACTAATCGTAATAGAGCTTACATTAGCATTAGCACTACTTCCAGTAATAGGAAGTATTTGATCTGTTGTAATTATAAAACTACCAGATGAAGTATTTAAAACTTGACCAGTTATTAAAGTTGAACTTGCTGATCCAGTAACTACATTACTTACACTTGTATTTATTGTAAATTCAGGAACTACTACCGTTATAGCACCACCTGCTGCTATCGTGTAAGTTCCTATACTTGTAGTAATTTGTTGACCTGTAGTAGAAAGAAAGTTATTAGATGATACTATAAAATCACCTGAAGAAGCTACCACACCTTCACCGGTAACTGATATTGCAGCGTTACCTATAATATTTGCAACATTAGATACAGAAGCAGTTACTGATTGACCATCTTCAATAAATATATTTCCATCTCCAGTAACAACCTCTCCTAATGCTGTACCCCAAGCTCCACTACTCCATTCTTCTCTTCCCCAACCGTTACCAAAATTAAGTTCAAGTTCTAATTGTGAAAGTCCAGTAATTGTAACTTCTCTACCTTCTCCAAATGATACACTATTAATTGATGATGTAACTTGTTGACCGGTAATAAATAAATCAGTGACAGCAATTCCTACAACGATGTTACTAACACCACTATTTATAACTTGTCCAGAAATTGTTGTTAAAGAAGGCGCAGCAGCAAATACATTACCAACAGATGTTGATGATGATATTCCTGTAATGACAGCTAGTGCATCAGGTGATGTACCCCATGCACCTGTGTTCCATCCATCTCTACCCCAACCAACAGTAGCCATAAGGAATTTCTCCTTATGCTATTCTGATTAAGCCAGCAGATGCGTTAGCAGTTGGAAACTGTAATTCAAAAGTTCCATTTGTAGAAGTTTTAACTCCTCCAAAATCTAAAACTGCAATCGCAGCATTAGCACTAGAATTATTGTACAGTAAAGCAGCTTGAGCAGATATAGTTGCATTTGGAAATGTAACATTATCAGCATCAAAAATTGCAGTAGTTCCATCTACAGAAATAGCTACATTAGTTAATGTGTTTCCACCAGTAGTGTAGTTAGTTCCTGAAGCTGATACTTCGTTTCCTGTTATATAAACAGATGTTGTTGCATCTAAAGTTGCCGCATTAGTATATAGTGCACATTTAAGAGTTTGAGCAGCAAGGTTTCCACCAGGCGACATCAAGTCTTGTTTAAACACTGTGCATATCGCTTGTGTTATTGCCATATTATTGTCCTCCAGTTAATGTGTTTGTACCAACAGGGCTACCTGGAAACTTATAGTCCGTTCTTCTTCTTCTACGGGCTTCATTGTTAACAGTAGCAACTCTTGTATTATACAAATTTGTGTATATAGTATAATCTTCTATGTTCTTTGTAAAGAGATTTGCTTGAGCTAAACAGCCAAATAATAAAACATCTGAAATATTTTCAGTATACCAGTTGGTAGTATTAGTATTAGATAAAGGATTAATTTTTCCTTGATATCCTAGTTTTAAAGTATAAGCTTGATCTGGAGTAGGAGCTAAATATACTCGATCATCATCAAAATTAGAAAAATATTTAGGTTGATCTTGAAGAGAAGAATCAGGCCAATATTCTTGACAAAAAGCTAAAGTTTTTAATTCTAAATAACTTACATTAGAACCTACAGTAATAGTTAAATAATTAAATAACATAGGCTCGATAGAAGTTGGAAGATTAACAAATCTATCTCCCGCAACTGCTGTAGTAGTTACATTTTCGTTAAATCCAATAGGGTCTATATCTCTTGATAAAGAATCAAAAGTATTATCTATAAAAGTATCTAATTGGTTAGTAAAATCTATTCCTGTATTTTCAGCCCATGTTTGTATATCAGTCTTTAGACTGCTGTATGTCATTGCCATCTTTTATTACCTCATCAACTTTAAATTTAGTCCAAACGTGTCCAGCAAATGGATAAGTTCCATAATGCGTTAAAGGACTTTGAAGATCAGCATGTATTTTACCACCTATTTTTTGCCATAATCTACAAAAAGCATAATCCTCTGATAGATATCTATTACTTTTTTCATCAATAATACAGTCAAAAAATGCATAACAATTATCACTACCATATCTTTTTCCATTAACTATTTGATCGCTAGTATATTTAAGATTAGAATAAGCTTCTTTCATCTTATAAAAAACTTCTTTTTTAATACACATAAAACCTGTTGCAGCATCCATTACTTCAGTAAAACCACTAGTTAATTCAATTTTATTAGGATCTGCAAAATTTAAATTATAACCTAAAGCTCTTTGTTCTAAATTTTTATCACTTACTTTAATTAAGTCAGGAATTTTATCCCATTCAATATTTTTTCTAGGATATATTCCACAAGCTATATCATAACCTGATTCTAAAACACGTCTTACAGCTTCTCCTCTAAATCCTATATCTGCATCAATAAACATTAAATGAGTAAGACTATCATCTTCTTTATCAGCGTCTAAAAACTGACTCACAATAGTATTTCTAGCTCTTGTAATTAAACTTTCATTACCTATGGTATTTAATTGAACTTGAAAATTATTTTGAGAAGCTACTCTTGTTAAATCCATTATTCCATGTAAATAAGCTTCTGAAAGTAAACCACCGTAACAAGGTGTTCCTATCATTACTTTTAATTTTTTATCTTTTATCATGTTACAACAGTAACACTTCCTAATCCTACCTGTAACAAATTTGTGTTGTTTGTATACCAAGTAGTTGGAATAGTTGCAACTCCAACATATACAGAATTACCTGATGTATTTTCAAATCCAGGTAAAACAGTTACTTGATTAGGAACACCACCTGTTTGAGAGCCTGGTATTCCTCCACCAGTTCTTGCAGCCTCTGTTGCACTTATAGTAGCTTGAGGTCTAGCATTTTGTAAAGTCTGTGCATCAGTGAAATAAGTTAAATCTAATTGTGGTTGTTTAGGTTCCCACTCTGAAGTATGAACAAACATTCCTGTCCATTCAAATACCATTTCTTGATAAGGAAAAGACATACCTGATCTATCAGAAATTGCTAATGCATATTTTCCACCAGCAAATTTATTTGAAGGTGCTCTGTGAGGTCTAGTACTTGCTGGAACCCTAGCCATTATGAATAAAAGCTGTTGCCTGTTGATGGTATAATTCTAGTAGAAGGAGTATCATCACCTGCGACTAATCTTTGATAAGCTTCTTCATAATCTACTTTTAAAATTTGTTGAGTTTGAGGAGTTACACCTGTTCTTTTTTTAGAAAGATAATAAGCAAGTCCTGCGCACATACATTCAAAAGCTCTGAAAGGTACATCAATGTTTTGTTCTACACCACTTACAGTAGAAGCTGTAATATCTTCAATTTTTCTCATACGATAATAAGTAAGAGTGTAATTTTGATCTGGAGCTGGATAAATTTTAAGTACAGGAGTATTTAATCTTTGTAAATAATATTGTGTAGGTCTAGCTTGACTATTTTTGTTTGAAATAACAGCGTAGTCACCAAGACCTAGTGCTGTC